GGTCTGAGCAGGCTGTGATGGTGATGGCAAGCAGGCTAATCAGCGATAAGCGTTTCATCGTTGCCCTTTGGCATTTCTGCGATTTCCTCTGCCGTCATTGGGCGTGTAGTGATTTCGCCTGTAACTGCATCGTGAATGGTGAGTGTGTATTCGGATTTCATGTCTAAGCCTTTCTGTAACCCATAAGTGAATAGCGAACAGTGGTCGAACTAGGAATTGTTAGTACTAACTGGTCATAAGAGGTTGCTGGTGTGTGCCTGCCACCTACCTGCCTTAGATAAACCGTGCCTCCCACATTCATTGTTTGAGTGCCTGAGTACCAAGTTTCTTGTGCAAGGAATGGTGCAAAGATGTCGCAAGCAAAAGAGCCAACGCCGTATGTGGTAGTGAGGAAACTGTTTCCAGTTGCTGCATAGTCTGCAACTGCACCTGCTTCTGTCAGTCCCCACAAAGCCCAGTTATAAGATGCAGTCGAGGTTGTTGTTCCAATTCTAAATTGTGCAGAGATTTCAGCCCCACTATTTCCGATGGCGTTCAATACCAGACGATAAGAGTCGTAAGTAGATGAAAAAGCGCCAGCGATTATGAGAGTTCCTGCCGTTGCTGTTCCCGAAGCAACAGTGACTAGCCCACCATTGGCTAGATAGGTATTGGTGTCGCTCGCTGTGAGCACCTCACCAGTAGTAAAAGTCTTTATAGCCATAATCAGTATCCTAATCTGTTGTAATCGAGCCTGCCGAAAGTCGTGTTATTCAAAATCAGGTAAGCATTTAGATCAGCACCCGACACGTAATAAGTGTATGAAGCACCGGCAGGGGTAGCAGTCACACTCACACCTTCAATCAAACACTGGTAAGTAGTGCCACGGAAAGTCACACCAACCTGTGTACCAGCCGACAAAATAATTGAACTAGAAGCACCAATTACGTCTAACTGAAACGATGACTGAGCCTCAGCAATACAAGTAAAAGAACTAATAGCAAAACGAGCAGTGCCATAGTTCCCAAGCAGGTAGTTGGCGTAGTCAGTGGCTTGACTGTTGCTGGCGTTCAACGTGTTCGTCTGGTACGCCCGATACGGCACTGCAGCGCCAGCCTTCGTAACCGTCGCAGCACCAAACGATTCAGGAGTCACCGTCACCTGCGTATAGAAGTTGTCGGCCAGGCTGTCAAAGTTGATTTTGCTATAAACCTGATTCGTCGAGTTGTTAGCCACATCAGAAAAGTTGATCGTGCTCACATTTGAGTTGAACGGACTCACAAGGGTTGTGGCATTGCCAAACTCCCTGATGCGTGCATTAGTTGTCTGGCAAACCCTGGCAACCCAATCGCCCCAAGTGCCACTGACCGTTGTTGCAGCCATCGCTGGTGATCCAGTTGTGCCAGTCCATGAAAGCGTCAACCCTGTTTGTGTGTTTGCAGCTGTCAACTGGTTAGCGACCGTGTCTGCAGCCATTGCGTAGTTGTTGCCCTGCATACGGCCAAAACGAGCAAAACCACCCTCAACAGTGATAGTCAGATAATCGGCCTGACCAACCCCACCGGCATAGGGAATGCCGTATTGCGCCGACACATCGTTGACAAAACCAACCCAAATAATGCGTGGCGTACCGACACCAGTGTTGTTTTCAATTTTGATGTATGTACCAGCAACTAACGCCGTGATGGGAGACGCATAGCCTGTTGGGTAGCGCATCTCAATAGTGCCGACACCCGACTTCACCTGATCTAACTGTGCTTGCCTACCGATGCTGAACTGAATGTTCTGCACGTTAGTGAGCGCAGTCCAGCCGACACCGACAGGGTCTGTCGAGTAATACACCGTGTAGGTCTGTAAAGCCATGGCTAGTAGATGTTGCTCACACGAATAGGAACAGAACCGTTTTGCCTCATGTAGGTGCGTAGAGCGTTCACGACGGATTGAGGGTCGCCACCGTTCACGTTGATGTTGACAGTTGTGCCACCACCCATTTGGCTCATACGGTCTAACGGAATCACAGCCTCTGGGCCTGCCTCACCAATCATCGCCAGCGTCGGGCCAGTGACGATGCCACCTGCAGCCAACATCGGGATGTCGGGCATAGAAAAACCTTTGCCACCGATACCGGGCACCCACGACGGCACAGTGAAAGAGAACTTGCCAATGGTGTTATTCCAAATTGTTGCAATACCGTTGAACACTGTCTTGAAAATTTCAAGCATCATTTTTATTTGTGGAATAGTGACGTTGACAATCCACCATTTGATAGCGCCAAATACGCCGTCGACAATTTTTCGAAATCCTTCAAACTTTGTATAGGCAATGGCTAGACCAGCAATAAGCAGACCAACGCCGATGACGATCAGCCCGATTGGGTTTAGTGCCATAGCGATGTTGATGGCGACAATTGACGCTGCGATCGCTGCTAAAGCGCCAGCGATAATCATGAATGTTTGTGGGTTATCTTGTGCCCATGTCGCAAAGGATTGGAGATACGGCAACAACTTTTCAACGGCTGGCAACAATGCTGCACCAATGGATTCTTTTGTTTCGTCAAATCCAATTTTTAGTCGAGCAAATTTGCCTGCTGTGGTTTCGGCTGCATCTGCAGCTGCGCCACCAGTGGTCTGGGCAAGTGCGTACATGACGTCTTCGAACGATGCGCCGTCTTCAATCATCTGCCTGTATTCAGGTGCAAGTTTTTGGAGGGCTGTGAGATTGCCTCCATAGGCTTTTTCTAACGCCCCAACAACAGTTTCTAACGGCTTTCCAGTGGCTGTGGCTATGTCCATGGCTCGTTCAGCAAGGTTCTGAGCCTCGGTAACGTCACCTGTTGCCCTAGCCAGCCTGTCAAATGCTGGTCTTAATTTGTCGTCTGAAAAACCAAGCAGTTTGCCTTGCTTAGTAATCCAATCTTCGACGCTGGCAATCTGCGCATCATTTGCGCCGGTCGTCCTTTCAAGGCTGGTCGCAAGTTTGTCCTGCGCTGCCTGATCTTCAATAGCGCCTGCTACTGCATCACCAAGTGCAAGGGCTAAACCAGTCAAGGCTGCTGCTGCAGGAACGGCTGCTTTCTTGATGGCGAACTGCGCCTTTTTTCCTGCGCCCTCCAAATTTCGGAATTCCGAAATGGCCTTGGAAACTCCACCTCCGTCAAAAGTGCTTATGATTGGTATAGCAAGAGCCATCAGTTCAGTTCTTTCTGGACACGCTGAATGGCATCCATTGAGAGGCGTTGTAGGCCCTTTTCAATCTCGCCACGCTTCCTAAATACAGAAGGCCCAAGAACTCTCGTCTGGTTGGGTTTGAGTGGCCCTAGAGAGTCTCCTAGGGTGTTTGGGTTGCTACGACCTGCAGCCTCGAAGACGGCAGCGCCAACGTAGGTCTGTGTGATGTAAAGAAGACTGACGGCTTCCCTTGCAGCGTCGACTTTCAACTTGACTCCCGACTGTGCCTTTGCCACGGAGAACGGAAAGATTTTGCGTCCTGATTTGTCTGTCCAATTTCGAGCCATACCCGACAAAGGGATTCGGGCGTAGCCCTGTTGGACTTCACGAATCGCTGGCTGGGCGATTTCGTTGGCGTTCTTGGTGAACTCTTTACGAAGCCCCGGCTCAACCTTGTTCAAAGAACGGATGGCTTCTTTCAGACCTGCTATCTCTATGGAGGCTGATGCTGTCATTTCCGTTGTGCTTTCTGCTGGTTGTTCAGAATCTCAATGACTGTCGTTAGATCGTCAATCTCGAATTCTATTTGTGGGGGGTAAAACCCTGTTGCAACAAGTACCTCTGCTAAGGCTCTTCGGTAACTGTTGCTTCGGTGGCTTTTGGGTCTTCTTGACCAACTACTTCTACTGCATTGACTTTCTTGATGTATTCGTCAAATGAAACTGGCACTGGAATGTTTTGCTGTTTGCAGCATTCGTAGGCCATAAATGCAAGGTCTTCAATGCCGATGCCGTTAGCGAGCGTTGAGGCTTTTTGTTTGAACTTGCGTTCCCAAGCGACAATGACGAACAAGTTAGTTTCTAGTTCGTATGGTTCGCCTTCGTTGGGCGTGATGCGTAGTTGGATTTTCATTGTTTCCCTCGTTCCTTAGATCAGGTGATGTCTCGTACCCATGTGCCACCAGTAAAGGTAGCCGTGACGGTTGCGAGTTCACCAACGGTTGAGTTGATAGGCGTGAAGTTTTCCATCATTGCGTTCGTAATGATGTACTCAGGGTTAGACGCTGACTCAGTCG